TCGTTTTTACCAGTGAGAGCACTGCTCCCGAGTTCAACGGGAATGCGATGTGGCATGCGGGTAACTTTGATCCGACTACAAAACAAAACACTCTTGTCTCTGGTACAAACATTAAGACGGTCAACGGCAACAGTCTGCTTGGTCCGGGCGATCTTGCTATCTCTGGAGGCTCATCCTCCACCAACCTCACGGTTGGTTGGGATGGTGGTCGAGTAAACGGGGTGGATCAATCGCTTACCTCGGGACTTCGATTTGAGCTTCGAGCCACAAGCGGTCTTGATCCTCAAGCATGGACGCTTCTTCCCAAGTCTGGTAGCTCAGGTGACATCACGGTGGATGTTCGGATTCGTCCGTTCTCCAGCGGAACGTTTACGGCTATTACGGCTGGCTCTCCTCCCTCGATCAGTGGGGGTGCTCGTGGTACGGGCTCTGCTACTGGGTGGACAAACATCGGGGATGGAGACTTGATTGAGTTTGAGATTACCTCCGTGAGCGGCACTGTGACCGGGGCGACTTTGATTGTGGAGGCTAACATCGTATGAGCGTCACCACCTACCGCAGCACGGACTCTGGCGCGCCGGTCCTGAACGGCACTACGGGCAACGGCTTCGTCAATCTGCTGACTACATGCCTCACCGGCACTGGCACCGCGTACGGGAGCTTGCCGAAAAAGGGCTGGACGCTGCTTTTTACGGGCACGAATAAAGCCGTTTACCGAACTGTTGATGGCGTTGGATTCCTTCGCGTTGTCCATGATGGCACTGGGACAGGCGGTTTCCGCGAGGCGCTTGTGCGCGCCGCCGAAGGTGCAACCGGCGTTGACACGCTGGTTGATCCGTTTCCGACTGTGGCCGAGGTGACTGACCTTGCCTGCGTGTGGCGAGCATCAAACACGCTTGACACTACCGCCCGAGCTTGGGAACTTGTTGCTGACGATAATTGGTTCATCCTAAGCGTTTTGCATGATTCGGCGGCGGCTGATACTTACATGTTTGGGAAGTATTCGCCTAGCCGGTCGGCTAACTCGTGGCCGTATCTTGTTTCTGTAAGGGGAACCGCAAACTCAAATGCTGATGGAACCGCTGCCGCTATTTATCAGGCTGCCACGGCAGCCTTCAACACAGCCCGGCTTTTTGCAATGAGAAATTCGACAGGGACAGTGAAGTCCCCTCGCGCTGTGTTTTTGACAGAATCGGCAAGCTCGACTTCTAACTATACGGCCCCCGGTCAGCTTGGCCCGCCTATTCCAAACTCTGATGGCCTGATCTTCATGAGCCCTCCGCAGCTTTGGGTTAATGGCGTTGGCGGGTCGAGCGTGTCAGATCCTCAGTCCGCCGGGTTTTTTTCCAACCTCTGGAGTCCGTAGCACAACTTCAACTCTGCGGGCCGCGCCGCATTTTGGGGGGACACGTTCAATGCGGCTGGCTATGACCCGTCTGCGCAATTCGTTTTGCGCGGCGCTCGCGGAGACACTCAAGGTAAGCACATCATCGAAACTACCGACACTTGGCAGGACCCGTTAGCATGAGCGACTTGGGCGACATTGGCGAGGTCATTCCTGACGGCCTGCGGTCTGTCATGTTCTCGTTTGGTGGCCGCGCTGTGGCTGTCGTTTCTGGCACTGGCGCGACACCGGGCAGCGAAATCCTGATCTCGTTCCGCCGCAGTCAGGTCGCGACCGTGCAAGCCGACAACGCCGGAAACTGGACAGTCGGTGGACTGAACGACGGAACATATTGGGCGTCTGAGCTGGGCACCGTGCGCGGCTGGTCTATCGTTGTCGCTGGTACTTCGGTAACGGTGACAGAGGAAGAGTCCCCGGATGCGGGGGATGTCATTACAGCCGGCTCATCCTTCGGATGGATCGGATAACACACGAACAAGAGGTTCATAGATGACCAACCCAAACCACAGCATGCGAATCTCGGGACAAGGACTTGCCCTGATTAAACAGTGGGAAGGTTTTGTCGAAGAGACGTACATTGATCTGGCCGGTAAGCCTACGATTGGCTGGGGTATTACCGATCCAAGGTACGCCTTCCCCGGTAACAAGATTACCCGAGAGCAAGCTCATGAGCTGCTCGTCCAGCATGTTGCTCAGGACGAGATCGTTTGTCGGAACCTCATCCGGGTGAAGTTGTCCCAGCCCCAATGGGATGCGGTTATCTCCTTGTGCTATAATATCGGTACAGGAGCTTTCCGTAATTCAACTCTGCTTGAGAAGCTCAACCAATCCGATTTCACCGGGGCTTATGCTGAGTTTCCGAAGTGGAGAAAATCTGGCGGAAAAGTGGTCCAAGGGTTGATTAACCGGCGAAAAGAGGAAGCTGACCTGTTCCTTTCAGGAACTACGTTTACACGGGAGAACTCAGTCGATGCCGAAGAATTGGTCACGGACAAGCCTACCGGCCCCTCCTCCAACTTGGTCCCCGACCCCACGCCCAATACCGAGCAAAGCAACAAAAAGGCAGGAGCAGCCCTCACAGCCGGTGGTGCAGCCCTTACCCAAGCCGCTCAACTAGAAGCGGTAAAGGAGGGACTCGCGCCTGTGGCGCATCTAAATGAATGGTTGTCTTTGCTTTTCGTTGGCGTTACTCTTCTTGGTATTTACTTCATGCTTAAGAAGAGCGACTAGTAGAAAGTAGTACCCGCAAAGGAGGTGATCCGTATCTTTTGGTCGTTCACCTTGAGCAAGTGCCCGGTCAAATAAAGCACCTTACCGCTCAACCCCATCAACCGTGACTAGGAGCTACACAAGCGTATGGCGAAGTCAAAGAAGTCGAGTCCTACTGTGGATATTTCTGGTGTGTGGTACAATCCCGAGAAGTCGGGGTACGGTGTGTTCATCAACAACTTCGGTGAGGAGACTCACTCGGTTGCCATCTATTCGTTCAACGAACGTGGTGAGCAAGTTTGGTTGGTTGGTGCAAGCAACCGTAGCGAATTGACGTTCCTTCTCAACCAGCCGAAGGCTAGTGGGTTTATGGACTCGATTCGCAATAAGGTGGATGTTGAAGCGGGCTCGATTGAGTTTAATCGACGACCGGATGGTGCTCTGGAGTTCAAGGCTGTGGTTAAGAGTGAGGTGGTGTACCCTCTTCCCCAGTTTAGTCCGCCGCCTCCGGCGATCCTTACCTATGAGGGTGTGTTGGTTAAGCTGGGTTGATGTTTATCGCCGGGGCCGGGGGCTAACAACCCTCGGCCTTTCGGCCGTTTCCTCGATAAGGAGATCAGGTGTGGCTAAGGAGTTTACAGCCAAGGAGGTCATTGACCTCTACAAGCAAGGCTACACGAATGTGGAAGTAGCCGAACATCTAGAAATGACCAAGCGACAGTTCGCTCAGTTGTGTCAAACAAACCCTGCGTTCCGAGAACTCGTTGAGCGCGGTAATGACATTGCTGAGTCGTGGAACATGCGCCAAGGTCGAATGAACCTAGAGAACAAAGATTTCAACACCACGCTGTACAAAGCCCGCATGGGTCATCTGTACGGATGGGCTGATAAGATCGACCAGAATACCAAGCAACTGTCGGTTAGCGCCGAGGTTTCCAAGGAAGAACTCATCAAACGTATTCAAGCGTACATGCCTGAGCTTCTCCCGAAGGCTATTGAAGGGGAGGTTGTGAAGGATGACGAGTAAGCTGGGGTTTGATGACACGATGGTGTTCAAGGTTGATAGCGTTGACCTTGACAAGCCGATTCAATTGGACGTTGATGACGATACTCAACACCTGATTGAGTTGCTTGAGTCGCTAGAGGCTAAGAAAGAAGCTGAGAAGTTGAGTGGTTGGGTGAGGTGGTTTATCCCCGGCACTCCATATGGTATTGAGAACCTACCAAAGCACCACGCATTCTTTGCTGCTTCAAAGAATCACTCGGAGACGTATTTTTCCATGGCCAATCGTGGGGGCAAGACCATTGCCGGCGCTTTAAAAACAGCCTGTCATTTGCTCGGTGATTATCCAGACTGGTGGCCCGGCCGTAAGTTTGAAAAACCGACCGATGGTTGGGCAGTGGGTGATAACAAGGAGACAGTGCGAGACATCATGCAGAAAGAGCTGCTGGGTGATGTCGGAAAGATCGGTACTGGCATGCTCCCTGCAGATCGTATCCTCAAGGTAGTCTATCGTCCAAACTCTGGCGGTGCAGTGGACTACGTCCTTGTCAAACACTCCACAGGCGGTACTAGCCGTCTCGGTTTCAAATCCTCCGAGCAAGGCATGGTGTCGTTCTACGGCACAGCAAAAGATTTCATTTGGCTAGACGAGCTGCCTCCGGCAGACATCTATTCTGAGTGTTTCCTTCGCACGATGACCACTAACGGCATCATCTATGTGACCGCTACGCCTCTTGCTGGCCTCACCCCACTCGTCCTTTCGTTCTACAACAATGCTGATTTTCTACCGGAAGGCTCTGAACTACCCGGTATTGTTCGTCTTTCAAGAGAAGACGAAGAAGAGGCGCTGAAAGACAAGCTGAAGAGGGGTGAGATTGATTCTTTGAAGAAAGCCCCTACGTCTAAAGCCGTGGTTATTGGTGGTTGGGATGACGCACCTTGGCTGACAGAAGACGCCAAGCGACGTATGTTAGACGCCACTCCACCTCATCTTCGAGAAGCGCGTTCAAAGGGCCTGCCTTCTATGGGCTCAGGTACGATCTACACCATCCCGCTTGAAGAAATCCTTGTCAAGGACTTCGATATTCCGAAGCACTGGAAGAAAATCGCAGGTATGGACGTGGGTTGGAACAACACCGCCTGTATTTGGTTGGCTGAGAACCCAGATACCAAGGAAGTGTTTGTCATTTCCGAGTACAAACGAGGCCAAGCAGAGCCAATTGTCCACGCAACTGCGGTCAAAGGACGTGGCGACTGGATTCCAGTTGCAATTGATCCAGCTTCCCGAGGAAGATCGCAGGTAGACGGCAAGCAACTGTTCAACATGTACCGAGATATGGGTGTAAAACTGTTTCCTGCTGACAATGCAGTGGAAGCAGGTATCTACACAATGCAAGAAATGCTGGCTACAGGACGATTGAAGTTCTTCCGAAGCCTTTCCGAGCTTTCCAAGGAGTACGTGGTTTACCGAAGGGACCAAAAAGGCCGGATTATCAAGGAAAACGACCATCTTTTGGACGCCTTGAGGTACGCCGTTATGGGCCTTAAACACGCCAAACAACCCCCAATTTCCCGCCAAGGAGGGCAATCATTAAATGGATCAGGCCGCAAGTATGACATCTAGGGAAGCCCCCGTAGATGCAGTCATCGTTGCCGAGATCGAACTTAGCCCCGAAGAAATGATGCGGATTCAAGAGGAAGCGGAAGCCATCGATAACCAACGCCGTCAGCTACTTGACGGGTTGGCTCACTCTATCGAAGAGAAATGGCGACTCGCTTCCTCCGACCGTAACACAAAAGAAGAAGAGTGGCGACGAGGAACACGCCTACTCCTAGGGAACAAGAGTTCGAGTCGCGGTAATACTATCGACTCACACACGCAAGGGGTCAACCGGGTTCGACCGGATCACAACCTTGTGTCAGAAAAGTGCAAGATTGCCGAGGCTCAGATTTGGTCTCAGCAGTTCTCCGGTGGAGATAAGAATTGGGATATCAAACCCAGTCCCCGACCTGACGTAGACCCCGCTCTCGCGGCGAATGCATCCCGAGCCCTTGAGCAAGAAATCTACGATCAACTGAGTGCTACCAAGTACGGACCCAAAGCCCGTCAAGCGATCTCTGACATGGTTCGCCTTGGCACGGGTATCCTTAAAGGTCCGGTCCCCAGCCTTAAGCCCAAGCGTGTGTATCAATCCACGCAAGCGCCTGATGGTTCTCTCGTAGCAATTCCCGTGTACGAGACGATTCCCGCTCCCGAAGTCTACCGTGTTGATCCGTGGATGTTCTATCCGGATACGACGGTCAACGACATTTGTGATGCAGAGTGGGCTATCGAAATCCACCCGATGTCCAAGACGCAGTTCGCCAAGCTGGCTACGTCTGAAGGATTCTTCGACGACGCTATTCGCGATCTGTTGAAGAACGGACCGGATGAGTACAACGCTGAGTTCTTTGCAGACGTACGTGCTCAGACCGACTCGGGTGAGAACTACCTCAAGCACAAGTACGTCGTCATCGAGTACAACGGACCTATCTCCGTTGAGCAAGCCAACGCACTTGGCCTACAACCCACCTACGACAGCCTTGGTAACTCTTACATGGGCGAGGTGTGGGTGTGTAACGGTCGGGTTATCCGAGCTTCTCTGGAGGCCATTGAAGGGGCCTACGAGCTGCCTTACATGGCGTGTGTGTGGGAGAAAGACCCGAACAGTCCGTTCGGCTTCGGTCTTCCCATCGAGATGGAGGATAGCCAGCGTATCCACACGTCTACTCTGCACATGATACTTGATAATGCAAGTATCTCGTCGGGTCCGATCATCATCGTTAACAAGGACTACGTTGAGCCGCAAGGCGGTGACTGGACCCTCCGCCCACACATGATCCTTAACGTGACGGACTCGACCTTGCAAGATGTCTCGCAAGTGTTCAA